GACCGCGGGCGAAATCGTTCCCGGACTTCGCGGCCGCCCGTCCGCGCCGCGCTTGCTTCCATCTCAGCCACATTGCCCTCGTCGCTCCACCGCGGCCACACAAACAAAAAAACCCGCCGCCGGCGCCTGGCGCCGACGGCGGGCTGACAGAATTTTCGGGTTGCAGAATCCCACCCGCGATCCCGGCTTACAACGGGTCGAGCCACACTACGTCGTCGCCCGGACTATCGCCCCATCGGCTGATAACCACCCTGCCCCATCGGCTGATAGGTGGTTTGCGGCTGCTGGGTGATGACGGTTGTCCTCGACCCATCTTCACGCTTCACGTCGGTCACCGTCACGTCCGCGTTTCCGGTCTGTGATTTTGTCACCGTCGTGTCGTCGCCTTCGGCCGGCGGTGTCCCGGATGAGGCTGTTCCCGAGTCCGGCAAAATAATGGTCGTGCCCGACGATGGCGCGTCGGAGGTCTGCGCCGCCACGGGAAGCGGCGACAGCGCAATCAATCCGAGCAGCGGGACGAAGCGTTTCATGTTCAATCAACTATTCGGCCGGCCTTTCGTTCAGGTAGCCGGAACGGGCAATTTGACTGGCATGGTGAATTGTTCGTTTCGCCGACCCAAGGACGCGACAGATTTGCCAATCGCGAGAACGAGCGTCGGCGGGTTCCCTGCCCAGCCATGCCGGCTCTTCGCCTGTGTCATTTGACACGGCACCCGACTGACGTGTGCAAAAAATACTCCACACGCGCGAATCGACACACGGCAAAGTTGCCGGTTTACCGTAAACACAAGCAACACAGCACCTGGTTCCATGTCCAAGAAATGCACATTGACCGCTCCGCAGGTGCGTCTGCATGGTCGCGCCGTGATCCGGCCACAGCCTGGTTGTAAGAGGAAATGATGAAAATCGGTTCGTCGCTATGGGCCAGCAGCGTTGCCGTTGCGTTCGCGGCCATTCTGGCTTGTACGACTCCATCAAAAGCAGACAACTTCTCGTTCACCGGATCGTTTGCCGTCGACAATGACGTTCAGTTGTTCAACTTTTCAGTGACGTCGCCTTCCAATGTCACGTTGCGGACCTGGTCTTACGCCGGCGGCACCAATGCGGCTGGTCAGTTGATCGCTGCGGGCGGGTTCGATCCGATCCTCGCGCTATTCGACAGCAGCGGAGCTTTTATTCCCGGGGCTCAGAACGACGACGGTGTTGGCGTTGCTGTGGACCCAGCTACAATTACGCCTACAGATCCTACAGGAAACGCATTCGATACGCTGTTGTCGATCTCGCTTGACGCTGGCAGCTATACGGTCGCCGTGATGCAGTTTGACAATCTCTTTCGTGATCAGGGTCCACCCGGCTTTCTCGAAGATGGACAAGGGAATTTCACCGCAAAGTACGGATGTTCCGCAGGACAATTCTGCGATTTTGACGGCAACAACCGAGATGGTCATTGGGCCGTCGACATCCTGAACGTGAACACCGCTTCTCCAGTCCCCGGCCCGATCGCCGGCGCCGGACTGCCCGGCCTGATCTTCGCGACCGGTGGGCTGCTCGCGTGGTGGCGCAAGCGCCGTCAGCAGGCAGCGTAGCGCCGCAGCCCGGATGAGCGCAGCGATATCCGGGACAATCGTTCGCGGATTTCGCGGCCTTGCAGGCCGCTCATCCGGGCTACGCTCCGCTTTGCCCCCGAAGGCGACATTCTTCAGGTGCGCTACAAAGCGATACCTTATCTCGGCAGGCATCTCAGCTGCGTTCGCGCGGCGCTCGACGCGGACCAGCATCGGACGCGCCGGAGCGCTTGCCGGTCGTCACCGCCTCGCCGGCGAAGCGTTGTGCCTCGCGGCCAAAGCGGGCACAAAACGTGTAGGTGTCAGACCAAAAGCCAATCGTGGTTGATTGCTTGGCCGCTGATCTCGGGCTCGGGCGGATTTATCAGTCCTTGGACGAAGCGGCTGACCTCGTGACCAATGTTGTCGGGATCGGGGGGATTTATCAGTCCTTGGACGAAGCCGCTGACCAAATGACCAATGTTGTCGGGCTCGGGCGGACTTATCAGTCCTTGGACGAAGCCGCTGACCAAATGACCAATGTTGTCCGGCTCGGGCGGCTGCGTCAGTCCTTGGACGAAGCGGCTGACCTCGTGACCAATGTTTTCGGGCTCGGGCGGCTGCTGCGGCATTGCGGTGTCTCCTCATCGGTGACCCCCGCCCCACCTGGAGGGTAGCAATTTTGCAGATGGCCCGGAAGCCCGAGGTCCGAAGACTGTTGAGTCCGCGCCAGCCTAAAGACTGCTGTCGGGGGACGGCTGGGCTGCAATGTCTCCCGCATAGCGCTCCGAGGCCCGTGGTTTGGACGCCATGGGGCCTCTCCTTGGACGTCTTAACGAGCCGGCCGTCCGGGCTATACTCGGTTCTTTTTCCGCCGCCGCCCTCACCTCCCCCGCCCCGCCCGCTGGAAGCCGTAGTCGTCTTCCTTGCGGAAAGTCGGCTTGGCCATCTGGCCGATCGCGAACACCGCGGCCTGCTGGCCGCACAGGAACACTGGCTCGACCCGCGCCGAGGCCGCGCCCGCGGTCTTCAGCGTGGTCCAGATGCTGGTGACGAACGACGAGATTTCCGGCACCTGGCGGACGATCACGCCGTCGTAGATCTGGTCGCCGTCCTGGAATAGCGGGTTCTTCTCGTAGCCGTTTTGCTCGCGCGGGCGCGCGTCCTTGTTGACAGTCTCGAGCGAGGCTTTGAGATCGCGGAACGTGTTGAGGCCGGCGAAGGCGACGTAATACTCGTAGCCGTCGCGGGTCTTGAACGGCCGGATCTTCGGGTTGGCGCCCATGGCGATGCGCTTGAGCAGCGCGAGGTTCGGTGCTGTCAGCTTGTCGTTGGTGGTGTCGCAGTTGGCCAACGCCGTGGCATGGGTGGCGTTGAAATTCGAGGTGGCGTTGCCGTACAGCACCCGATCGGAATTGTCGGCATTCCAGGTGTTGCGCTGCGCCGCCGTGGCCTCGTCGTAAAGGATGCCGTTGACGCGCTGGCCTGACGCGGTGCCGAGGTTGTTCGGCGCCGATTCCGACGGCAGCGCCATCAACGCGGCGATGGTCTCGTCACGCTGCAGCTCCTTGATCCAGTCGGAGAGCAGCGGCTTGGCCGCGCCGAAGATCTCGGCGGAGTCCTTCTGCTGCTCGGCCTTGTTGGTGACAATGGCGTGGCGTGCCCAGTCGAGCCAGACCCGCATGCCGTAGTTGTCGATCTTCTCCTCGTTGCCGGCCAGCGTGCCGGAACCGGTGCCGGTGCCGGCGAGACGGGTGACCAGCGGGATGTTCATCTGCTCGCCGCCGTTCTTCAGGTCGAAGCGGCGACGGATGATCGAAGTTACGTCCTCGCCCATGTAGGGCGAGAACAGGCTTTCCCGCACGAACTCGCGGTTGATCTCTTGCGTGTACTTGATGAGCTTGTTGGAGCTCTGAACGGTGGTGACGGCCATGGCCGTGGTCCTTTCGTGATGCCACCGCGAGCCCAACAAAAAGCCCGCCGTGCGGCGGGCCGTCGGTCAAGCTGGCGCGGCTGGGGTTAAAGCATGATCCCGAAAAGTGGGAACCGGTTTTCGGGAAGGATCATGCTCAAACAAAAGAAAGATCGGGATGACCGTTCGAAGAAGCGTCATCCCGATCGGGTGGCGAAGCGGTAGAGGTCTGCGTCGCTGCCGTCGCCGTCGTCGGCGCCAATGGGGGCCGCCGAGGGAACGCGCGACAGCGACGGCGGCAACTGCACCAGCGGGGCGGCACGGCCGCCCGCCGGATGCGAAGGCGCGGCAACCGCGCCGCGAATGCGCTCCAGCATCCGCGCCTGCTCGGCCGGATCCTTGAGGCGCTGCTCAAGCTCGCTCTCGAACCAGGCCTTCGGATCGTCGCCGACCGTCTGCCTCGCCAGATGCTGCTTGTGCCATTTGACCAACTCGCCGAACGGGTGCGGCGACGCCATGATGCGGGCGAAGTCGTAACGGGCCGCACCGGCCTGCATCTGCCGGTCGAGCTCGTCGTACGCCGCCTGCACCGCGTCCTCGCCGTACTTGTCGGTCGCGATCAGCCGCGAGAAGCCTTCTCGCATCTGGCCGAGCTCGGCGCCAACTTGCTGACGGACCGGCTCGACCTTGGTACGAATGAAGGCGTCCGGATCGACGAACAGATCCGGAGCCGCCTGCGGCGCGCGCAGCGCATTGAGCTGCGACGCCACGGCGTGGAACTGACGCTCCAGCGCCTGGACGTGCCGCTCCATGTCGTTGGCACGCCGCACGGCGGCTTCGCGCTGCTCGCGCAATTCGCGTGCGCGCCAGGACGGGATTGAAGCGTCCTGGTGCGGTTGCGGTTGCGCGGGGGCTTGCGACTGGTCTTGCGACTCACGTTGCGTCTCGGCCGGCTGCTGTGTCGGCGCAGCGTCCGCGTCGTTGGCCTTTGACGCAAAGCGGCCGCGCGGATCGCGCGGCGGTTGGTCGTCCGCTAGCTCGGGCGTCTCGCTCTCGGCGGTGGCGGCCTCGAACAATACGGCATCGTTGAGCGGGTCGTTGAGAGAATCGTTCGACTGGGCTTGGGTCTCATGTTCGTTCACGGTGGTCATCCTTTCGCACCTGTTTCGTCGGTGGCTGACGTGTTGCTGCGATCTCGCTCGCAGCGGGCGTTCCGGTCGTGTCGTCGGCCGGGGACGAATTTCGTGGTTCGTGACTGAGCGGTCAGAACATCGCCGACAGCTTGCCGGCCTGGGCGCGCTTGTGCGCGGCGCTGGCGCGGGTTTCGTCGATGTCGGCAAGCGCCTGGGCGAGCTGAAGATCGGGCGGCAGCTCGAAGTGTGATGGTGGCGCTGGCGCTGGCTCTGAGACAAGTGGCGGCATCATCGGAGCGCCAGGAACAGGCGGCATGGGCATTGGCGGCACGGGCGTCGGCCCGCTCGGCATCGGTGCGCCCGGTGGCATCGGTATCGGCGCGCCTGGCGTATTTGGCGCGATCATCGCCGGCGCATCCGGCGGCATCGCCGGAGCCTCGGCGCGAGCGCGGGCGACGTTCAGCAGGGTCTTCGACTGCGTCTCGCCGACCTTGGCGGCGGCGCCTTCGAGCGCCAGCGCCCGGCTGCGATCGGCCAGTGGGTCGGGCGCCTCGAGCATGGCCAGGACCTTGCGCTTGACCGAGCCGGCGAGCGGCGACAGCTCGATCAGCACCTGCGGCGGGATGCGCGCGCCCTGGCCGGCCAGCGCGGTCAGCGTGTCGTAGGCGTCGGCCATCAGGTTGATGTGGTCGGGGCCCTCGTCGAGGATGATGTCGACGTCGAGCTCGCCAACGGCGTTGAGCAGCGCCGGCGCGCCGGTGCGCGGATCGATCGCCATGCCGTTGAGCCGCACGAACTGCGCCACGTCCTCGTCGTCGGTGACGCGGATCCAGCGCTCGTCCCGCCAGTGCTGCCGCACCGCGTTCCACAGCGCGCGATAGACCCGGATCTTCCAGCCGCGGTAGCCCAGGAAATAAGGCCCAAGCTCGGCGATGCCGGCCTGCTGCATCAGCGCGATCGCCCGGCCCGACTTGTTCTCGATGCCCTGCCCGATCAGCGCCGGGTTCGGCCCGAAATTCTCGATCTCGGCCTTGGCGTCCTCGAGGAAGCGGAGCTGACCCTCGACATTGGCGAGCCGCGCCGAGTCGTCGAACTCGGCGGAGAAGCCCGGATTGCGCAGCACCATTCCGTCGGGCCGCGCCGCTTCGCGTCGCGCCAGCTCGACGTCGTCGAACGCGCCATGTTCGCCAATGATGCGCCGCGTGTTCAGCTCGTGCAGGCCCTTGGAGCGGCGCTGGTTGATCTCGTCCTGCGCCGACTTCAGATTGCGCACGAAGCCGTAGCGGTCGCCGTCGTGATCGACCGCGCCGGAGAACATGATGTACTTGCTGATGGTGCGGCCCTTTTCGTCGGTAAACGGCGAGCGGCCCTCAGCGAGCTTGCCGGCGCCGGTGAACAGGCACCAGCACCACTCGCCGTTATGGCGGTACCAGAGATCGACCAGCCGCACCCGGCGGATGTCGCCGTCGGCCGAAAACCACTTGTTGTCGCGGTCGGAGTTGCTGGTGAGCTCGTTGCCGTGATCGGCGGCGCTGTCAAGCGCATCGGCCTTGTCGGGCACCAGCTCCTTGGCGGTGTCCAGATCGGTCCACTTGCCGGTGCCGAGAAACCGCGCGTCGGAAAAATCCAGCCGGAACGAGCGCGGGTCATAGAAAAAGCCGTCGCTCTCGACCACGTCGAACTCGATGTCGGCATCGCCGGCTTGCCGAGGTGTCCGCGCCGGATCCTCGCTTCGCTGCTCAAGAAATACTCGCGCCGGATCCTCGCTTCGCTCG